GCTTGTTGTACGCAAGCCTGGGGGAAGCTGAGCCGTATCTTATGAACGACGCTCGGCTACAGACTTGGGGCACGTTGTACACGCGAGGCGTTGCTGCCCTGAGCGAGTCGGACGACAAAGCGGAGTTCTCTGCTAGCCCGCTGGTCATGCGGGTTGCTGCGAGGTAAGTATGCCGCTCGTTCTAAAGGATCGAGTCAAAGAGACTACCAGCACAACTGGTACGGGTACGCTGGCCCTGCTAGGTGCGTCTCAGGGATATCAAGGCTTCTCGACCATCGGGGTCGGCAATACGACGTACTACTGCATCCAGGCAACGTCTGACTGGGAAGTTGGGCTTGGCACTGTTGGGCCGGGTACGTTGTCAAGGGACAGCGTTCTAGCGAGTTCCGGTGGCGGGACGCTTGTTTCGTTTGGGTCTGGTGTTAAGGACGTTTTCTGCACTTACCCTGCAAGCAAGGCTATTGGTACAGACATTGGGCCGATGGCTTTTAGTTCATCGACTGTATCTCCGAATGACACGGTAAACGTTGCCAGCATTAAGTCTGCAGTTGCGAGTACGGATGGTGACGTTGCGCTAGTGCCTAAAGGGTTTGGCGCTGTGTTGGCGCAGGTTCCAGACGGAACGGTTGCCAACGGTAACAAGCGTGGTGGTTTTGCTGTTGATTGGCAGACCTATCGACCGTTAGCGGATGCTGTTGCAAGCGGTAACGGTGCTGTCATTAGTGGCGGGGCTGGAAACAAAGCGTCTGGCGAGTTGTCTGCGGTTAGTGGTGGGTTAACGAACTACGCTACTGCTGCTTATTCGAACATCGGTGGCGGAGCTTTGAACCAAGCCACTGCAAGGTGGGCATCTGTTTCTGGTGGGTACAGCAATACTGCAACGGAAGAAAATACCTTTATTGGCAGCGGAATCAGCAACGTCGCTTCTGCTCTAGCAGCGGTTGTTGTTGGAGGTGAGTCGAACGCTGCCTCTCAGCAATATTCCGTGATCGTTGGTGGCCGCAGCAATCTTGCCCAAAACCTCTATGCGTTTGTTGGCGGAGGGATTGAGAACACAAGTTCTGGTGAGTATTCAGCCACTGTTGGCGGATACCTCAACATAGCTTCTGGCAACTATTCGTTTATCGGTGGCGGTGTCGGCAATCGAGCGAATTCAACATATTCTGCGGTTCTTGGTGGCGCATACGGAACAACTAGGGGTGTCTCTGGGTATCACGCTTTCCCGGCTTGTATTGCGCCAATAGCAGTTTCTGCTGGTGCATCTCAGGGTGGGTTGTTGATTCTTGGAAGGCAGACAACTAACGGAACGTCTGTCGTTCTAAGATCAACGTCCGCTGCCGCTGATACAACCAACCAGATCATCCTGCCGAATAACAGTGCGTTCTACTTCCGAGGCACTGTCATTGCAAACGTTACCGGTGGCGGAAACACGAAGTCATGGACGTTTGACGGACAAATCAAGCGTGGCGCAAACGCTGCGTCTACAACGCTGACAGGATCGACGGTTACAAGCCCATACGGTGACGCTGGAGCGTCTACCTGGACGGTTGCGCTGTCTGCTGATACGACAAACGGCGGCTTGGCTGTTACGGTTACAGGTCAAGCGTCAACGACGATCAGGTGGGTTTGCAGGATTGAGACAACGGAAGTGACTTACTGATGTTTGGTCTGTCATCATTCTCAGAGGCTCCGTTTAGCGGTATTGGTGTTGCAGCAACGGGCGGCTGGTCAGAGATAAGAGCGGATGCAAACCAGTGGGTGGCCAAGTCAACGGATAACAGTTTTCTCGTAAGAGATTCTAGCGGTGTTGACTACCAGTGTTCGCTGACAGTGTTATCAAGTGCGGCTGTTGGGTACGTTGTAAGTTTGGAAGTAAGGGACAGTAGTGGGACAGGGTTTATATGTTCCAGCAATTTGTGGCAAGATTCATCAACTTCGTCTAATGTGTGGGTGTAGACATGGCTGCTCCATTTTCAACAACTCCTGATAGCTGCGCTGTTAACTGCATTGCTATCACTCCAGCCGACTCTGATCTGGTTGCGCCTGTTCGTGCGCTCTACATCGGTGGCTCTGGTAACGTGCGGCTGAGCGACACTGGCAACGGTGCTGTTACGTTTGTCGCTGTACAGGCCGGAACGATTCTGCCGGTGATGGCAAGGCGGGTTTGGTCAACTGGCACGACTGCCACCAACATCGTCGGGCTGCTGTAATGCTGCTCGGGCTGAACCTAAAACTTCCGCGCATCTCCGCTGCTGGAGGTGTTGGGAACGGTGGGCCATCTGCAATTCTGGCTCTACAGCCATCGTTGTATCTTGACTTTATCAGCGGTGCACAGGGTTCGCTTGGTGACTACAGCAGTCAATCGCTTGACCTGAACTTTGTTGCCAACGAGTTTGAGACTGTTGTAAGCAACAATCCTATCTACGGTTACGGACGTTATTTGGTAGAAGCGTAATGGCAGCACTAGAGATTCTTGCGCTGAACACCGTTACGCCGCAGATCCAAGCGCCGCAGACGGGTGACACCTACGTTGCGAACCGGGATACGTCTATCAACGCATCGTTGGATGCTAACTCGTACCGGTTGAACTCCAGCACGATTGTTTCGTCTGCGTCCACTGTCTACAACCTGAGTGCAACGGACAACGGCAAGGTCATCTATCTAACAGCGTCCAGTGCGATTACGCTGACGACTGCATCGGGGTTGGGTGTTGGGTTTAGCTGCTCGATCATCCAAGGTGGGACTGGTCAGGTAACGGTAGCGCAGGGGTCTGGATCTACGCTGGTGAGTTATCAGAACTTGTTGAGGTCAGCGGGTCAGTATGCGATGATCTCGCTGGTAAGCCCTGTTGCCAATACGTTTGTAGCAACTGGGCAGCTAACGGCATGATCCCGGTACTGTTTGCTCAGCCGAGTTCTGTAGGATTGTTGTTAAGTTTCAGCCCGTCACTCTATTTGGATTTTGTTGTGTCACCAACAAGCACACTCGGGCAGTACGCAGACAACTCGCTTGATCTTAATTTTGCCAGTCAAACTTACGGTGTAGTTGGAAACAATCCATCTTACGGGCCGGGACAGTATCTGGTGCAGGGGTAATCATGTCACTCATTCAGAAAGCATTCTCCGACATCATCACGTTCAGCCGGTCGAGCAACGCCACCAGGATCGGGCCGACGGGGCGGGTGGAGTATGCGCCGCATAATCTGCTTCTGCAGAGTCAGACGTTTGACAACGCAAGCTGGACGAAAAGCAGCGTCACTGCAACTGCAAACTCTGCAGCAGCGCCTGACGGAACAGTTACGTCAGAGTTAATTGCTGCAAACGCAGACACGGGCACTCATCGACTTTTTCAAAATGCCGGGACAACAACTAATTCACAAACTGCGACGTTTAGCCTGTACGTCAAGTACGTCAACCACGTTTGGATATATTTGAGAGCAACAGTTCAGAGCGGGTCAGATGCACATACCTGGTTCAATATTCAAACAGGTACAAAAGGGGATCAAGACGCAGGTATAACCAATGCTTTGATAACCAGTGTTGGAAACGGTTGGTATCGAGTAAGCATTACCTTTGTTGGTCGAACATCTGGAGATCAACTTCCTGTCATCGGTTTGGCATCTAGCAACGGCAATACAAGCTGGACTGCCACCGGAACCGAGTCTGTCTCCATCTGGGGCGCTCAACTCTCCGTCGGCCCCTACCCTCTCGACTACACTCCCACCACCAGCGCCGCAGTCTACGGCCCTCGGTTTGACTACGACCCGGTGACGCTGGCGGCTAGGGGGTTGTTGATTGAGGAGCAGAGGACGAATCTGCTGACGTACTCGGAGCAGTTTGATAATGCGGCGTGGACGAAATCTCAGGCAAGTATTACAGCCAATGCAATTGTTGCGCCTGACGGCACTACGACTGCGGATAAATTGGTCGAAAACGCAACGACGAATTCGCACATTGCGTTTCAGTCTTTTACCGGGTCAGCGGTAGCGTATACCTTGAGCGTGTTTGCAAAAGCAGGCGAACGGTCATTCTTGGCGATCAGGTTGGACGATGCTTCCGTTCTCTCAACCAGTTATTTTGATCTGAGCAACGGCACCGTATCAGCTTCCGGGACCGGTGCTACTTGTTCGATTCAAGCGTTAAGCAATGGCTGGTATCGGTGTTCAGTTACGAGAACGCTTACTGTTGCAACTTATTACGCTGTGTTTGGCCCGGCTACATCAAGCGGGAACATATCGTATGCCGGAGACGGCACATCTGGCATCTATATTTGGGGCGCCCAACTCGAAGCCGGATCCTTCGCCACCAGCTACATCCCCACTGTCGCCGCCTCCGTCACACGCAGCGCGGATGTTGCGAGTGTGAATACGTTGTCGCCGTGGTTCAACGCGACTGAGGGGACGTTGTTTGCCGAAGCAGTTGGATTGCAGGGTCAGTATCCTCACCTTGCGTCGCCTGAGACGGATGCATCGAATTTAATGGCGGCATACGCTCAAGAGGCTAGCAGCACAACGCGAACCGGAAACTTTGATGTAGTCAACGGTGGGGCTGTTCAAGCCGGCATAGTTACCACTCAAGCGTCGAGCGCGATGGTAAGACTCGCAACAGCGTACAAACTTAACGATTTCGCTGTGTGCCTAAATGGCGGCACTGTGGCGACAGATACATCTGGAACAGTCCCCGCTTCTAACAAAATTCAAATCGGTTCGCGGCTTGCTTCAAACTATTGGGCAAACGGCTGCATCCGTCGAATCGCCTATTACCCGCGACGCCTGACCAATGCAGAACTTGTCGCTCTAAGCGCGTGAGGACACCATGCTTGACGATCTCCCCCTGACTCCTCCGGTTCCGCTCTGGACGGATCTTTATCTCAAGTTCAGCAGCGAGCAGGCTGCATACGAGCAACTGCTTGCGGCGGGTCTGCTCATCGAGACGCAGGCGCTGCTGGCCGAGGATGAGACTGTCATCGTCCCCGCTGGCTACGCTGCCGCTCCTAGCGCGTCTGTCGACTACATCGGCGTGATCTACAAGCCCACCGGCCAGATGATCGAAACCGACATGGGCGAACAGCCAGAGATGGAGCCGCTGCCGGGTTGGCACGTTAACGTGCGCTTGAGTGCCGATAGGACTTGTCCAGAGGCTCTACAAGGCGCAATCGTGTCGCCATCGACTCCTAGTAGGGTCTGGGCGTGAGAGTAACTTTCGGACAGTGGACGCCAGACCGCCCTGGCATTGCTGACTCGCTAACGGAGGCAGAGAACTGTCTGCCTGTTGGCGTTGGCTATGGGCCTATGCCATCCGCTGCTGATTTCTCCAACTCTGCCACAGAGAGCCTGCTGACTTGTTCTGTCGGACGGTGGAACGCTGACACTCTGCTGATTGCTGCTGGCGGCAACAAGTTATTCCGCTACTGGCCTAGCAAGATTGCCACGATTACCGGAGCGACGAACGCCAATCCCTGCGTGATTACCGCTACTGGTCACGGGTTCCGTACAGGAATCACAGTATCAATTGCTGCTGTTGGCGGGATGACGCAGCTAAACGGCAACTCGTACGTAATAACGGTGATCGATGCTAACTCGTTTAGTTTGAACGGGGTGAACTCAACAGCGTTTGGCACTTACACCTCTGGCGGAACAGCGACAACGCTGAAGTATCTTCAGGACGTATCGCGCACAGCGTCTGCATACACAACGACAACACAGTGGACGTTTACGCAGTTTGGTCAGACGCTGATCGCTGCTAACGGTCTGGACAAACTCCAGGCATGGACAGTTGCGTCATCGTCCAACTTTGCCGATCTGAACGCATCTGCTCCTACTGCCCAGTTTGTGACGACTGTTCGTGACTTCGTAGTCACTGGCAAGCAGGCAAGCTATCCCAATCGAGTGCAGTGGTCTGACATCAACGATGCTACAGACTGGACATCCGGTGCAGGTAGTCAAGCTGATTCGCAGGACATTCCTGATGGTGGTGAGGTTCGTGGGTTGACTGGTGGTGAGTTTGGGTTGGTACTTATGGAGCGTTCGATTGTACGGATGACGTACATCGGCGCTCCGCTATTTTTCCAGTTCGACACGCTCACC